CCGGATGTACCAGCGCCGCCGCCGCCGGGAAGGGCGGCCTTAATGTGACCGGCTGAGAGGATTACCGCGTATGTAAAATCGTTCTCGACTTGGAGTCCGGCTTGAGCCGCTACGAAGCCGGGATACTGCTGTTGAGCAAAAGTTCCGAAAACCTGTTTCGATCCGACAAATTCTTGATCGGTCAATACCTGCTCTTGATTTCCCTCGGTTTGGGCGTTGTTGTGCATGGGGACGACTGAGGACCTCGAAGAAACGACAGATCCGTAGCAGTTTACATCAGCCATAGAATCACATCCTCACCGTTTTACCGAAGACAGGATGAATCAAATTTCTCGTGACGGAACTCAACGGCTTGCGTAGGAGTTTGCGCCCGATCGAAAATCCGACCGAGGTCGTGAATCCTGCGAGCGCCATCGGGAAAAGATTCGAGGTGAAATTCTGACCCATCGTTTGAATTGCTAGAGAAGGCTCGCTCACAATGTCGGCAAGCGAGATCTGACTCGCGCCGACCATAGTCATCGAAGTCCCGCTCTCGCGCATACCGGGGGAGCCAGCGATCGAAGCCATTCCGAGGTCGCCCGCGCCGCCGATCAGATTCGCTAATGATCCGCCAGTGATTCCCTCGCTGAGGATGCTCGCATACGCCAGCGCCTCGAGGCCGTTTAGAATTGAGAATGTCTTTCGTCGGGATCTCCGCTTTGCCTTTCTTCGCGCCATCGAAACCAAGACCCGCGCTAACTCGCTAATAGTAGTTTCACAACTACTTATTCAGATACGGTAAATTTCCCGTCTTGACCGCGTTGGCTCGACATCGCATCAATTGGACTCTGCCCGACCCGCTCGGTGATGAAATGAGCGATCGCAGCCTGAACAGGATTCACCGGCTCGAAATCCCCTAGCGTTCCGCTCTCGATGACTTGCTTAATTGCTCGAACCATGCTTCCATCGAGATCATTGAGGGCGTTCAGCATCAGGGACGACATTTTCGCCGCTAGATACACGTTCAAAACTATATTTCCGAGAACCAAAACGGCAATGATCGCCCATTCCATCAGCCCCTTCATCCTAACCCGAACCTTAACCATTCCCAAACCGGCCTTGACCGGCTTTTTTTAGCCTCTAAGAGAGAGAGAGAGAGATCAATCAAGTATTACATTACTATACTACTACTAGAATATGAAAATAATACACCTTAAGTGTGGCTTGGGCCTCGGAGAGTCCGCCCCAACCGGGCGGAGGACCAAAAAATGAGCAAAATACAGTACGAAGAAAGACGCTTTGCGGCTAAGACACTACGCCGCATCGAGCAAGCAAACGAGATCATCGAGGAATATGGAACGGCCATGACCCTTCGACAATTGCACTATCAATTCGTCGCTCGAGATCTCTATGAGAATACGAAGCAGAACTACAAGAAACTCGGCGACATTCTGCGAAACGCTCGAATGGGGGGCTTGGTCGATTGGGACGCAATCGAAGACCGAACCCGATCTCTCTACGGAAAGACGACCTACGACGATCCGGGCCAAGCAATCAACAGCGCTCGCTATTCCTATTACGAAGATCTGTGGATTGACCAACCGACTCGAGTCGAAGTTTGGATCGAGAAGAACGCCCTCACCGGGGTAATTTCTCCGGCTACTTCGAGAAATCGTGTTGATTACTTCCCAACCATCGGCTACCCTAGCATTTCCGCCCTCAAGGAGGCTGCTTCTAGGCTCAAGAACTACAATGCAACCCGGTCATGGGGGGACGCAGTCAAAGTGCCTCAGAAGGTCGTTATTCTCTACCTATCCGATCACGACCCGGAAGGCATGGAAATGCCCGAGAAGGTGCAAGAAACTCTCGAGGCAATGGGCGTTGAGAACTTCGAGGTTCAAAGGATCGGGCTAACTCTCGACCAAGTCCGAGAATTCAACCCGCCTCCATCATTTGCGAAGGAGACAAGTAGCCGCCATACTCGATATGTCGAGAGATACGGGACCGATGAGGCATGGGAACTTGACGCGCTCACCCCCGACGTTATTCAAGAATTGATTCAGCAAGGGGTCGATCAACATCGAGATAGCGCCCTATGGACAGCAGCGCACGACCGCGAAGAAAATTCGAAGGACAGAATGAATGAGATCACCAATCGGTTCGAGGAAATCCTAGAATTCTTGGATCAGGATGGTGATTCGGCGTGAGGTGCAAGACATGCGGATTGAAGATGACTTGGACCGTGTACTATCACTTTCACGGAGGGGTTGAATGGCCCTGCGTACTGCATGGCCAGCCCTCCCTCGAAGGAATACAGACTGAGGGGGAATGAACCATAAAACTCGCTTGCTCATATTGCAAAATCGTCTTTGACTGTCCTGACTTCGAGGCCGTCGCCGCTATACAAAATCAACAATGCTACATCACCCGCCGGGGCGTCTCTCACAAACTCTCGGAGGTTCCGAGAACATGAGTCATAATACCTCAGTCTCACTAGATCCCGAGTCGGCTAGATTGGCTCAAAGGATGAAGCGCGAGGGCAAGAATTTCTCGAGGTTTGTCCGAGAATGTCTTCATCTATACTACCGCGACGATAACGGCGGAGAGCATCTTGGCGAGGTCGTTAATTGGCCCGGATGTGATCCGTATTGCCTCCCTACTCGAGCGCACTTCTGCCGCGTTTGCTGGCCGACGGGAACGCCTCCGCTCGAGGCTATCGGCGCAGCCCGCGCTCATGTCGCGGAATTAGGCGAAGCGCGGTCATCGAAGCATCGAGGACTCGTTCGAGATAATCTCATTCCCGATCTATGGCGAGAGCGTGAGGACGGGGCAACCGTAGCCTCAGAAGAAAAGGGCGTCCTTGAATGGCTTCAAGACCGCGCCGAAGCCCACAACCGTTTCATTATGCCGCTTGCTAACCTAGATCTTGAGGGAAACGCAAAAGCGGTCAAGGCCAAGAAAGCCAAGAAGGGCTTGATCCGTAGGATTCTTACCGAGATGGGTCGTTGAGATTTTCCACATTTCGAAGGGCCAATCCTCGAGCTTCCCGTTTGAATCGTTGATTCCGGCCGTTTTAGAATCAAAGAATCCGAAAAAGGGCCATTTACCCCCTACCTAGCGCAACCGCTTTTCAGTCAGGACTCAGGATCTCCCCGCCTTCACGGACTAATTGCCTCAACCAGTGAGAAAAGGTGATCGTCATCGCTACGACTCCGATCGTCCTATTCCCTGCTCGTTCGTCCACCGCATCAACGATCCCCGAGGGTATGTATTCGTGACCAATCACCTCCGCCGCGAGATCCTCCGCAGTTTCTACCCCCATAGCCCCTAGAACGGCCCCGATGAGCGAACCTATCCATCCACCCCTAGCACCTAATCGAGCGCCCGCCCAAGCGCCTGCGAGGTTCTGCACCTCGAGCCAATCGTGAACTTGATCTATGGTCATACCGTCCGTCACTTCTTCCCAGTCTTCCGGGAGTATCTGAGAGAGTGAAATTCCGAGTATTCCGGCAATCAAAAGAAGTGTTGTATTGTCGTTGATCGCCGTCACGATTGGAGTCGAGATATTCCTAAAGGAATAAGCGGTCTTGGCCGATTCTAAGATTTGTCGCTCCTTAGTTCCGAGCGTGATTCTGAGTTCTTGGACCTTGACCCCATCAACAGGAAGACGGGGCATTCTGCACCTCAGAGATCCTCGATGATCCCTAATACGTTCACAACTACCTTGGCGGCGCTGGCGGTGACTGTCGATACGGCTAGCGTGCAAGGGCCGGGGATCGGATTGACGCTACTGGTGTTTGCCGCCAAGATACTAAGGGGGGTATTGACGGTCTGCGTGCCGCCACCGAGAGGATAGTACCATTGGATTCCGCCCGTATCAGCATTAACGGTCACATCATTCACGTCTTGAGAGGCGGGTATGAGATTGATTCCGTATCGCTCGCCCGCGTCGCCGCCATAGAAAGACGCAGCAGAAACGAGTAATTTCTTTCCTTCCGGCACCGAACCGATCACGAAATTCTTGGTTGCGTCGGCTCCGGCGGGGACCGTCCCCATCCATTGAACGCGAACGCCCATCAAATCACCGCTTATTTGCCCATCGAAGGATCTCGCGCATTCTCTTAGGCCCGATCAGTTCAGAATCAAAAAGGGTCTTGGTCGCTTTCTTGACTGAGGCTCGCTCACCCGCCGACATTATCTTCATTCGAGCCTTTGCTCTCTTGGAGATGGCCATCAGGCATCCGTCCGCATGACCAACCTTGAATTTAGCGCGACGTTCCAATTGACGCGCTCGAACTGAGCCGCAGAATCGCCCGCGCTGGCGCTGAACCCGACCGTTCCGCTCGGGACTCCTGAGCCGTCTAGGATATAGACAGGAGAAGTTAATTCGGTATCATTCGCGCCAGCAACCGCAAAGGCGTGAGAAATTTTTCTTCCCTGTAATGTGGTTCCGATCCCTTGCCCGTCGAGAATGGAAATGAACTCATGCTCGCCAGATCCGGCGGGTGTCACAATAAAACAGTGATACTCTCCTGAGGTGCAAGCAACCGAGACAGCCGCTTGACGCGTCCCGCCAGCGTTCGCCATTACCTCGAGGGTATCGCCGGAAGCGACCGTCTTAGGGTACGGGAGGGGTGCAGGGAGGCAGCAATTACCGCCGGATGTACCAGCGCCGCCGCCGCCGGGAAGGGCGGCCTTAATGTGACCGGCTGAGAGGATTACCGCGTATGTAAAATCGTTCTCGACTTGGAGTCCGGCTTGAGCCGCTACGAAGCCGGGATACTGCTGTTGAGCAAAAGTT